AGATAGATTTCAGCCTGATCCAACACCAAAGCAAGCTCTAGGGCTTGCTTTTCTGTCTGGCAGTCTGGCTCAAAAAGGTGGATCGTCATCGTAGTCTGCCTTTGGTTTCGGTGCTTCTTTCGGTTCAGCCAGCATAGCCCAACCATCCCAACCAACCGGGACAGCGTTGAGCTTCAAGCTCAGACCTTTCTGGGTTTGGATGACTGATCCAATCTTCATCCAAGACTTCTTCTCGGAACCATCCTTAGCGGTGTAGGTTCCAGTAGCCGCGACAACATCATACTTTGCTGGCATTCAGTTTCTCCATTGCTTTGTTGACTTCATCCAAGAACTTCTGCACTCCTTCTTCCAGCTTCTGGATCTCCTCCTTCTTGGGTTGGAACCGCACTACAAACAACTGTAGATGCTCTGGGACTCTAGGATCGAACGACACAAAGTCGCACCATTCCCTGCCTGTGCAAGCCAGTTGAGCAAGCATCTGCTTCTGGTACTTGGTTGGAACTTTGCCAGCCATCAGGTAGTCGATGTGTGTCGTGCTGTTGGGGCACTTGATCTCGACCAATCCATCGTTGACGAATCCGTCAGGTGATGCACCAAACCAATCTATAGTTGGATGCTTTACGAATGGTGCTTCCTCAACGAACGAATCACCTTCAAGTGTGGCTTGATACACAACACGCGCTAGAGGTTCTGTGTCTGTTCCCCATTGCATTGCTGCGTTGGTGAATGACTCCTGCTGTTGGCCTGTCAGTCGCTCTGTGACAAGCTGGACGAGGTAGTTGCGTCTGGATGCTGTATCCGGGCCAGCAAGAGCATCCGACACCCTGGATGCGGTGACTGACCCGAGACGCGCAGCGAACCATTCTGGGCTGCGCTGTTCCATCACTTGATCTCCATCAGTTCAGCCTTACGCTTGTTCTTTGCGTCCTCAATCACTGCCAGAGCATCCTGATCACCCTGGAACTGCTTGAAGGCTTTTGCATAGCAGGACTTGAGGTCATCCATCGTCTGAGTGTTGAGGATGATCTGTGCGATCACTTCAGGGTTTAGATCCTGTTTCTTGCTGGCAGCATTACCGTCATCATCCTCTGGAGCGATGCCAGTGGTTGCCATCAAACTGTAGCGACGGGCATAGGTCAGAGCCGATCCGTATCCCTGAGCATCCTGTTTGCTTGCAGGAACGTGGAGCCGACCTCCGCTGATCTGCTCACCGGACTCATGTATCAACAATGTCTCTACGATGACACCAGACTCGCACTCATGCGTCTGCTGGATCAGAGCGATCCCGTTGTTGTTCAGACCGTCAATGACAGCCTCGACTACCGCTGAAAGGTCAGCGTACTTGCTCTTGAAGTGAGGGTTTCTGGAAGTCTTCAACGCTGGCCCAAACTCGCGCTGTGCTTTGACGAGCGCGGATGCGATCTGCTTCATGGTCTGTCCTTTCTGAGATGGGTGTCCAACCAAACTTGCGCCATGTGATTGTTACGTCTGTTGCTGCGCTGCTACGCCAGACGAAGTTAGGGTCGTTGATCATGCTGCCAGTGCAAGCCAGAACAACAGCATCAGCAGCGAGAACGAGATAGCCCACAGCAGAGCATCGATCACCTTGCTCTTGAGTTCTTCCGACTCCTGGTGGCGCTGAACCTCATACTCCCAACGGTCTTGATCGTTTTCCATGTTGTGCTCCTTGTTGAAGGTGAAGCCAGTGTAAGGCAGTATGTTGTGCTTGTCAAGCGATTAGCAATGTGGTGTAATGTGGTCAGGAGGTAACACAATGAATGTCTCTAACGCTCTCGACTACGCTGCTGCCATCGTTGGCGGCAAGGGCAAGCTCTGTCTTGCTCTCAAGCTCCACCGTCAGAACCTGTACTCATGGAGGAAAGCTGGCAAAGTCCCGCTGCCCAGGGCGATCCAGATCGAGGAGTTGACTGGTGGCAAGGTTCGCAAAGAGTGGCTTGTTCCGGGGTTTTTCAACACTGTCGATCAATATGCGGGGTTCAAGTGACCACCCTGACAGCTAGGTCTAAGTGGCTGCTCGAGGGTGACGGGTACAAGGTCGCAATCGTCGAGCATTACAACGGATTTACAAAGCGCAAACACGACCTGTTTGGCTGCATAGACATCCTGGCCATCGGTGCTGGTGAAACCATTGCAGTGCAGGTCACCAGCAAGTCCAACATGAGCAGCCGCAGACACAAAATCCAGGACTCTGATGCCTACCCTGAGATGGTTCGCGCAGGGTGGAGAGTCCAGATTCATGGCTGGCACAAGGAAGGCAACAGGTGGCAGTGCAAGGTGGAGGAACTATGTTGATACCACTGACAAACGAGGACGCCCGTAGGAGAGCTTTAGAGGCTGTCCAAGCCGCGAAACCGGGTTGGGTGGTGTCGATCTCTAAACCCAACCGTTCAACCGCTCAGAACTCGCTCTATTGGGCTGTTCTGCAAGCGATCAGTGAGCAGGTCATGCCGGGTGGTCAAACTTATCATCCTGATACATGGCACACCTACTTCAAGACTCTGTTGCTTCCTGGACGGATGAAAGAGCTTCCAGGTGGGCAGATGGTCGAACTGGAGCCGACAACGACAGGGATGACGACCGCGGCATTCTCGGAGTATGTGGAGCAGGTGATTGCATGGGCGACGGAACGAGGCTTGACCTGGACGGAATCCTTGTCTGCGATGCGTGTGGAGAGAGACACGATCATGCAGTTGCCAAGCATTTACCAGACGGAACGATAGTCGGTCTGCACTCCAGGGCATATGTGTTGTTTTGCGAGGCTCAGTTTGTGTTGCGGATGAAAAAAGAGCGCAGGAGAGCCTACCTGGAGCTAGTGGAGAAGGCTCGCGGCATAGGTGGTCGGGAAGCGTTGCAAGCTGAAATCATGAGGTGGCATCTTGTACAGAAGCAAACCACTGCTTAGAGCAGTCGCCAGTCTGCCTTGTCAGTTGTGTGGCAAGGAGAACGAGACTCAAGCTGCTCATGCTAACTGGTCAGAGTACGGCAAGGGCATGGCAATCAAGGCTCATGACTGCTATGTCGCTGCTCTATGTGTGTCGTGTCATCACAACATTGATCAGGGATCAAAACTGGACTACGGGGAAAGGAAGGAGCTATGGGAAGCAGCATGGAGAAAAACGATACTGGTGTTGTTCGAAGCAAACTTGGTAGGCACAAAGTGAGTCTGCCAGACTCATTGCTTGACCTGATTGTGATGGTGCAGAGGGAGCCTATGACAGCCAAGGAGCTTGCAAGGCAGACAGGTCTGTCTGTTGAGTTCTGTCGGTCGATTATTAGGCGTATGCACCAGAGAAAGATGCTCTACATCGCTGATTGGGAAGTTGTCCTAAACGGCAGGATAAAGCTGCCTATGTACCGGTTTGGACAGGGCAGAGACCTTCCCAGGCCACCCAGGGAGCCAAACACGCTGGTCAAGCGTCGGTGGAGGGAGAAGCAGAAAGCGCGTAGTGTGTATGAGCCGTTTTTTGCAATGTGTCGATGAGCGTTGTAAGATTGTTCTGCGCCGTGAGAAGCGCATAAGGTGGGCTTGGAACAGTCTCCTCTAGCGGACGGCTTCAGGCCCGTACATCTGCCCTGCACTGGGTGGCCCACCTCGGAATTCTCACCCTGAGGTTGTCCTCCAGAGGAGACTGTTTTGCATTACTACCAGCACCACATTGGTGACTTCCTAAAGGCCACATCGAGGCTGACAGATGCTCAGTCAATGGCCTATCTGCGTTTGCTTTGGATGTACTACGACAGTGAGCGCCCACTCCCAGACAAAGTTGATGTTTTGGCCTTCCAGGTCGGTATAGACGCTGGTACGGTCAGGCTCATTTTGGAGTCTTACTTCAGGCTAGAAGACGGTGCTTGGAAGCATACAAGATGCGACAAGGAAATCGCTGAGTACAAGGCTATTGTCAACAAGAGAAGCAACGCTGGCAAGGCATCTGCTGAACGCAAGAAGAACACTAGTTCAACACCTGTTCAACAAGTGTTAGACACAGGCTCAACAGATGTTCAACTAACCAATAACCATAAACCAGTAACCAATAACCAAGAACCAACTACTACTACTAAACGTAGTAGTAGTAAAGGCTCGCGCCTTTCAATTGACACGTTGCCACCTGATTGGGAAGTGTTCTGTAGGAGCGAAAGACCTGATCTTGTGCCTGAAAAAGTTTTTGAAGTGTTCTGCGACTACTGGATTGCAGTCCCAGGTTCTAAAGGCGTAAAAGCTGATTGGTTTGCAACATGGAAGAACTGGGTTCGCAATCAACGTGCTGTGACAGAGAAGCAGCGCAAAGACGATAGTTGGAAAGCAAGATTTTCAAGTTTCGACACCATCGACATGGAGACGAGCAATGGACAAGTTCCCGTACTTCCAGAGGATTCTGTTCCGTTTTGAGACGCTGTTTGGAAGCAACAAGACCAAAGCTGTGTTCAATGTGTCAGATCAATCATGGTCTGATCTGTCGGCAGCCTGGGAGCAGTTCCTGCGATCAGCTAACCCTGATGCCATTCGTGCTGCGCTGGCGTCTCTAGCTGAGAACCCTCCTGAGTGGCCACCTGCGCTTGCAGAGTTCATCCGTCTGTGCAAGCAGTTCAACCGACCAGAGCACAAGACCGCGCTGCCACCTCCAGCCAAGGAGATCACTCCGGAAGGCCAGAAGCTCATCCAGTCTGCTGTAGCACAGATCAGGACACCAGCATACGATCCGTTGCATTGGGCAAAGCACCCAAAGTCAGCACAGGCTGTCATGCTGCTCTGGAGAGGTGTCAAGCAAGACACTAGGCTGAGAGATATCTGGGATCACCATATCGCCACAGACGGACGGGACTGCACCCCGGAAGCTAGGGGTCAACTGCTGGGTATAAAGGAAATCTATAGACCTGTCGCTGTCGATTAAAAAATATTTCAGCAAAACACAACACAAACAAGAAAGGCTGATGTAAAGTTTCACTCAGCAGCACACACAACCAAGGAGCAGAAATGAAGATCAAAGCATCAACCCTTGCCAAAGCTCTGGAAGCAATCGAGTGGGCAAACAACCAGATGACCAAGGATCGGCCAGATACTCTGTCGTTCTTGGCAACCCTGGATGCCAAAATCAACATCAAGGTGGTTCTGGAGTCCTTGCAGGTAGAGGTCGAGGATGAGTACCTGCGTTGAGTGTGGATCCTGGTCATCCAAGACATTAGAAACAAGAAAAGACACTCGATACTGGTGGATCTGGAGAAGGAAGAAATGTCAGGACTGCGGAGCAACCTGGGCCACATACGAGGTTCCAGCGCAGTCACTGACAGCAGAAGCTGCAAACCCCGATGGAAAACTGGAGCGAAGATGAAACTCTATACAGTCAAGATGTCGTTTGAGTTTGTTGTTGTTGCCGATGATGAGAAGCAAGCAAAGGCAGCAGCTATGGAAAATTCCGGCGATGCTCTCGGCATGACCGAGTACGAGGACATTGCGGTGGAGATTCGTCCAGGTGCTGACGCTAGAGGGTGGGAGCATCCGACTTGCATCCCGGTGAACTGCACGGAAGACAAGAGCATCCGTGACTACCAGGAGGAAGGAGCATGACAATCGAAGCAAAACTGAAGGAGAAGAACATATGAGCAAACTACAACCCGTAGCAATCTCAGACAAGTACAAGGAAGCCGCAGCGGAGATGCTGCACGAGGCACTTGATGAGAACCCAGACACAGCAATCGTTATGCTGTTTTGGAAAGATCGTGGTCAATTCAAGATCAAGACAAGTGCCACGCAAGACCGATTGCAACTGATCGGTGCGCTGACTGAAGCACTGCACAAACTTGTTAAGGATGGATATACATCTTGAGCGGAGATCACAATATGAACCAAGGTAAACAAAACCCAGAAGTAGAGCAATACAAAAGCCAGATTGAGCGGCAATGCGTTGAGATGCAGGCTGCGCTTCATCTGCTGAAGGCAACAGTGGAAACGCTGCATATGCGCCTCAAACCAGTTATGGCGGACGCACCAATGCGTACAGCCTCTACTGAGGTATCGCCAGTGGCTTCACCGCTCGGCCTGTCCATCCATCAATACCGGCAGCAAACAACAGCCGTCATTGATGAGCTTGCCCACATTATTGAAAGTCTTGAGATATGACTGACAGAGAACTGATGCAGCAGGCGCTGATGGCGCTGGAAGAAGGCATGACAAGTAAAGAGTGGCGCGAACTGGTCAAAGCCCTGCGAGATAGGCTGGCGCAGCCGGAGAAATCTATCGAATGTATGTGCGGGATTTGCAAGTTGGAACCTAAAACCGCTATTGGCACATTGTTGAGCGACTGATGCAACAGGACAATCCAGAAACTGATTCCACACTGTTCTTCAGAACAATGGACACCTGTCCGATCAACAAAAAGGTGCAGTTGCTGAATCGGGCTGGAATATCAACAATCGACTGGTGGAACGGGACAGACCAATGGTTTGTCGGTTGGTTCCCTCTGCCAAAGATCCCAGAACAAATCAAGAAGGAGTTGTTTCATGGAAGCAGAAATTGAACAGACCTACAAAGGCATCCCAGAACAGCGATTGGTCGCAGCAGTTGTTGTCACTGCAATGCGAGACGCTTGCATAAAACCATTCAAACCATTCGGAGAAAAACACTTCAAACTGACATTTGACTGCTTAACCGCTCACGATTTTCTGTGGACAGATGCACTGGAAAGTTATCTGCACTACCTGGACATCGAGGTAAGTTACTTCCGAAAAGCACTTCTCAAAGCAATGGACGATGACACGGAGAAAAAGATTGGATCATTCAACTCAGAAGACAGACGAGCATTCCGGTTCAACAAGCGACTCTGGGATGCTCAACAACCCGGTGGACTGGTCGTCGCACTGGCTGACCCTGAATCAGATGACTGGAAATCTGTGGATCCAACTTTTGAACAAAAATTACAACGAAGCTCAAAATTTGTTGGTGGAAATGGCAACACAAGCCAGACTAATGTCGCAGTTTCTAAAAATCCAGAAGGAGTCTGATCATGCCAACAATGTCTTTCGATGAGCTTTATGTGCGGGTTGTCGGCTGGTCTAGGGCCAGACAGATCATCCCAAACTCAACAGCTAACGCTCAGTTCCTGAAAATGGTTTCAGAGATGGGTGAGCTTGCAGACGGGATTGCCAAGAAGGATGTTGCTCTGACTGCTGACGCTGTGGGTGATGTTCTGGTCTGCATGATCAACTTCTGTGAGCTTGCAGGGCTGGATATGCTGGACTGCCTGGAGGGTGCGTTTAACGAGATCAAAGACCGGAAAGGCACTCTGATGCCTAACGGGGTGTTTATAAAGGAGACGATCGTATGAAGCTGGCCACAGACTGTTATGTTTTGAGAGGCATCACCTGGGTTCCGCACTGGCTGAAGCGTGGAAAGTTTGTCTCACCGGGTTACGGTCGGCAGCACATGGTCGAGATGACAGCGCAAGAGTTGCTGGTGAAAGGCGCACAAAAGCAACCAGAACTGCTGTTTCCGTCTGCAAGATAAATCTGGCACAATTGGGGTGCTCCTTCCTTGGGTGTCTCCCCGATTGTGCCTCCTGCGTGGAGGCACTTTTTTTGATACCGAAACGATTGCATTTCGTCTGGGTTGGCGATGAGTCAAAACGTCCAGACGCAGAGATCCAGTCATGGATCGACAAAAATCCCAGCTACAAGGTCAAGGTCTGGGGTAACAGCGACCTTAAATCTGGCTGGCTACTTGCCAAGCACATGAGGCATTACTGGGAGCGAGAGCTTTGCGGTGTTGCTGACTGTATGAGGTGGGAGATCCTGTACAACTATGGCGGTATCGCACTAGACGCCGACAGTGTGTGCGTCAGACCGCTGGAGGACTGGCTACTAGAGCCGGATGTGTTTGCGTCCTGGGAGTCAGAGACAAAGCGTCCAGGACTGATTGCAAACGGTGTGGTCGGATCAGTCCCGCGGCATCCGTTCATTGGTCAGATCATCAAAGACCTGGAAAACGACACTCCAGGCGATAGGATGGCCTGGGAGTTCTCTGGGCCAGCACGAATCACTCAGACAATGCATGAGCATGAATTCTCTGATCTCACTGTTTATCCGAGCCACTATTTCCTGCCTGAACACTTTGCTGGCTCCACTTACAAGGGCAAAGGACAGGTATTTGCAACGCAGGAATGGAAAAGCACAAGAGGTGGCTGGAAATGAGATTTTTGGTCACATCAGCGATCAACAACGACGAAAGACGCTGCTATGAGCTACTAGGAACGCTTGAGAGCATCTGGAAGCGATTCCCGCTGTCCTCCATCGTCCTGACAGAATCATCTCGCTATAGGCCCGATAAAGCCTTCCTAGAGGCTATCCCGCGCAGGGTGCATCTGGTTCCGTTCTGGGATTGCGATTTTATCCATGAGGCGCATGACAGTGGATTGCCAAGAGGGTTCATCCAGAACTCAATTGAGATGCAGGTGATGATCCGGTCACTGGATTGGTTGACTGAGGCTAACAACTACAAAGTGAGTGGTCGCTATCAGTTGACGGATGACTTCAATCCAGGCTTGCACGATCCGGAGAAGCTGGTGTTCAAGCGCAGGATTCCGACAGGATTCAGCCTGGAGGAATGTGGAACATCACATATGTATATGACTCGGTGCTACGGAATACCAAGCACACAGATTCCGACATTAGAACTGGCGCTGAAACGCTCACTGGCATTCCATTGGAGTCAGTGGAAGGACAAAAAAGTCTTTGACATCGAGCATGGATTGTTCAAATTCCTGCCGGAGACAAGTGTGCAAGAAGTTGATAAGATGGGTGTTATTGGGCGTATTGGGCACTTAGAGCACATCGTCGAGGACTGAAATGCCGATCACCAGCAAGCAGCAGCAGCGGTTGATGTACGCAGCAGCCGGGTCAAAGAAGGTTGCAAAGCAGACCGGAGTCCCGCAGAAGGTTGCTAAAGAGATGATCGAGGCAACCCCTAAGTCTGCGTACAAAAAGATGCCAAAGAGGGCGAAATGAACGGTTGTCCAGTCTCAACGCATGACCAGAAGGTCAATGATCGGAACAAGGCTGAGGCTGAGTCAAAGGCCGGTTATACCGAGACAGAAGACGATCAGATGAGTTGTGGGAACTGTGCGCGGTTCCTGCAAACCCCGGAGATGATCGAGTGCATGGTTTCTGGTCTGCCAGAGGAAATGCAGGAGATCGTTGACGAGGACGACATCGGCTATTGCGCTCGATGGGACTTCCGGTGTTCAGAGGATTATGTGTGTGATCGCTGGCTGTCTGGTGGGCCTGTTAAGGGCATGACTGAGAAGCATAAGATCATGCTCAAGATGGCTAAGATGATGGAGGAAGATTAATGGGTACGACCAATCAACCGAAGTACAAAAAGCCCAAGCCTGCCAAGAACAACGCTCCAAAGTACCCGAAGAAATGAAGCCTATCTGGGACAAGCCTCGGCCTAAGTCTGCTGGCAAACCTGATCCGCTGTCGAAGAAGCAGAAGAAGTCTGCTAAGGCAATGGCGGCTGCTGCTGGCAGGCCATACCCTAATCTGGTGGATAACATCAGGGCAGGTAAGCAGAAATGAAGTCACCTGCATGGACTCGCAAGGCCGGTAAAAGTCCTTCTGGTGGGCTGAATGAGGCTGGTAGGAAGTCCTACGAAAGAGCTAATCCAGGATCAGACCTGAAAGCTCCGGTGAAGTCTGGTGACAATCCTCGCAGGGCATCATTCCTCGCTCGGATGGGTGGTATGCCTGGGCCAGAGTACAAGGATGGCAAGCCAACCCGTTTGCTGCTGTCACTGAGAGCCTGGGGCGCTTCATCCAAGGCAGACGCTAAGGCTAAAGCTAAAGCTATCAGCGAACGCAATAAAAAGTGATCGTAGACCACGATCCATACTGGCATTGTGTGATAGATGACTTCTTCACCAATCCAGATCAGCTAGCAGAAGAGTTCCCGCAGCCAGATGATCCATGCTGGTTCAGGTATGACAATCCGTTAGAGGTCAAGCGCACCTGCAACGACTGGCACAGGTTCCCGCCAGAGACATACAAGACATTTGCTTGGCTAACTAGCGACAGGTTTACACAGTCCCTGGAAGCAATGGTAGACGAGGATCTGTTCGCTGACCAAGGACTACACGGTGGTGGCTGGCATCAGCACAGCAGAGGAGGGAAGCTCAATGTTCACCTGGATTACAACATCCATCCAAAGCTACACCTACAACGCCGTCTTAACCTTATCGTATACCTTACTTCTGATTGGAAACAGGAATGGGGTGGTGGGCTTGGTCTGTACAAAGACAGCCGAACTCTTGTTAAGACCGTTGAGCCGAAGTTCAACAGGGCAGTGATCTTCGACACTAGAGGCTCATGGCATGGACTGCCTGATCCAATCAAATGTCCAGCAGGTGTAACCAGAAACTCAATCGCTGTATATTATTTGTCTGAACCGGCAGCGGTGACAGACAACAGAAAACGAGCATTGTTTGCACCAACACCGGAGCAGATGGGTGATCCAGAGATCGACAAACTGATTAAGGATCGAGTAAAGGTAAAGTAAACCGATGACCCGTTAGGAGTCGGAATGATAGAAAAGATTGGAATCGACAAGCTGATTCCATACGCCAGGAATGCGCGTACACACTCGGACGAGCAAGTTGCCCAGATTGCTGCAAGCATCCGAGAGTTTGGATTCAACAACCCTGTACTGATAGCAGACGACAACACCATCATTGCCGGTCACGGCAGGGTGATGGCTGCTCGAAAGCTAAACCTGTCAGAAGTGCCTTGCATCAGGTTGAGTCATCTGTCAGAGACTCAGCGGAAGGCTTACATCCTGGCCGACAACAAACTCGCGCTGAATGCTGGATGGGAGAACAGTCTTCTATCTGTCGAGCTAGAGGAGCTTGTCAATAGCGGGTTTGACATTAGCCTTACCGGTTTCACGCAAGAGGAAATGGATGCGCTGAAGCCTGTAGAGGTGACGGAAGGATTGACGGACGAGGATGAGACTCCAGAGGTTCCAGAGGAGCCTGTCACGCGATTAGGTGACATCTGGCTGCTAGGCAAGCATAGGGTGATGTGCGGGGATAGCACGAGCATTGAATCACTAGAAACGCTTTGTTCTAACCAGTTGGTCGATATGTGGCTTACAGATCCACCCTACAACGTGGCTTACGAGGGTGGAACCAAGGAAAAGCTCACAATTAAGAACGATTCGATGGGCGATGAGCAATTCCGTCAGTTCCTCCGAGATTCCTACACAGCCGCTGACGCTGTGATGAAGGCCGGATCGGTGTTCTACATCTGGCACGCTGACTTGGAGGGTTACAACTTTCGCGGCGCGGCCAAGGACGCTGGCTGGACGGTTCGCCAGTGCTTGATATGGAAGAAGTCCAGTTTGGTGCTTGGGAGGCAGGACTATCAATGGCAACACGAGCCATGCCTATACGGATGGAAGGACGGCGCTGGTCACCTGTGGGCGTCGGATCGAAAGCAGACCACCATCTTAGAGTTTGACAAACCAAGCCGGAACGGCGAGCACCCAACAATGAAGCCAGTTGCATTGTTTGAGTATCAAATGCTCAACAACACCAAGGGTGGCGATGTCGTGTTAGACAGTTTTGGTGGATCAGGTACTACATTGATTGCAGCAGAAAAGAATGGCCGTTACGCTCGTTTAATGGAACTCGATCCAAAGTATTGCGACGTAATCGTAAAGCGATGGCAAGACTTTACAGGAAAGAAAGCAACACTAGAATCGACTGGTCAATTGTTCGATGAAGTAGGAAACAATCGTGGCTAGAAAAATAGGGGCGAAGGATCATAAGCCTACAGAAGAAAACCGTAGGCTGGTCAAGATGCTTGCCGCGGTAGGTGCAAGGGTTGATGATATTGGCACAAAGCTAGGCATCAGCCATGACACTGTGTTGAAGTATTACCGGCAGGAACTCGAGGAAGGAAGGATCGACGCTAACGCTCAGGTCGCTCAAACTCTGTTCCAACAGGCAAAGTCAGGCAATACCGCGGCAATGATCTTCTGGATGAAAACTCGCGCAGGGTGGAAGGAAAAGACCACCCATGAGCTTGTTGGTGCTGATGGTGGGCCAATCCAGTCTGCAACTGTTTTAGAGGTGGTCGGGGTTGAGGCAAAGAGTCGAACTGCCGAATAAACTCCTGCCGCTGTTCCAGCCAAGACGTTACAAGGTTTTGCACGGTGGCAGGGGATCAGGTAAGTCCTGGTCGATTGCTCGGGCATTGGTAGCACTAGGAGCATCCAAACCGATCAGGGTTCTCTGTGCTAGGGAGACGCAGAAATCCATCCAGGAGTCTGTGCATAGACTGTTGAGAGATCAGATCAGTCTGCTCGGACTGGATAGCCTGTACGAGGTGCAAGAAAACAGGATCATAGGTTCCAACGGGACAGAATTCACCTTTGCAGGTATTCGCCAGCAAGGTGTGGCAAACATGAAATCTTACGAAGGCACTGACATCTGTTGGGTGGAAGAAGCACAGGTTGTCACTCGCAAGTCCTGGGATGTACTGATACCTACGATCCGTAAGCCTGGATCAGAAATCTGGATCAGCTTCAATCCTGAACTTGATACGGATGAAACCTTCACCCGGTTTGTGGTGCAACCACCGTCTGATTCATGGGTGTGCGAGGTCAACTGGTCAGACAATCCTTGGTTTCCAGAAGAACTGGACAAGGAGCGCAGAGACTGGCTAGACCGAGATCCGCAGGGGTATCTCACTGTCTGGGAGGGTAGATGCAGACCTGCTGTAGACGGTGCGATCTACGCAAATGAGATTGAATCTCTACAGAGGGAAGGCCGGATCAGGTCTGTGCCATACGATGCAACGCTTAAGGTTCACACTGTCTGGGATCTGGGATGGAACGACTCCATGTCGATCATCTTTGTCCAGAAGGTTGCCTCAGAAGTCAGGATCATTGACTTCATCGAGGACTCTCATCGAACCATTGACAGCTATGTCATGGAGATCGAGTCGAGGAAATGGAGATGGGGAACAGACTTCATCCCGCACGATGGAGCAAACAAGAACTTCCAGACCGGTAAGTCCACCCAGAACCTGCTAGAAACGCTTGGAAGGCGAGTTACCGTGCTGCCAAGGGGTAACCCAGAGGAGGGCATCAGAATCGCCAGGATGGTCTTTCCAAGGGCTTATTTCGACGCTGACAAGACGATGGAACTTGTAAACCATCTCAAACGGTATCGCAGATCAATCAATCAGGTCACGCAGGAGGCTGGTGCGCCACTGCATGATGAGCATTCTCATGCTGCTGATGCATGGCGTTATCTTGCAGAGTCACTGGAAATGATGTCCAATGACGATTGGGGTAAACCGATTAAACATAGTGCAAAATGGGTGGTTTGATGCTAGTTCCGCAGGGAAACATCGTTCTACGTCGAGATTTTGACCAAACCATTCACGAATTGCGTGAGCGCATTCGCCAGTTGGAGCAGGAGATTGCTGCGCTGAAACAGGCAGATCCTCCACCGAAACGGCAATACACTCGCAGGGCAGAGGTGCAAAATGGATGAAGGTAGGCTCAAGGGCATTCTGTCGTCTGAGATCGATGACGCTATTGGCTATCTCGACACAGAGACTTCCGCTGAACGCGCAAAAGCGATGGATTACTACCTCCGCAAGCCCTATGGCAACGAGGTAGAAGGTCGATCACAGATCATCACCGCAGAGGTTGCAGAGGCTGTAGACGGTGCGTTGCCAGATCTGATCCGGGTATTCACTCGCGCAGACGACATCATCCAGTACGAGCCTGTTGGCCCAGGTGATGAGGAAGGTGCGAAGCAAGCAACGGATTACGCAAACTGGGTTTTCTACAAGCAAAACCCAGGTTTTACCATCCTGCATCACTGGTTCAAGGATGCACTGCTCCAGAAGACCGGGACGGTCAAAGCGTATTGGGATGAGAAGCTGGATGTGATCGAGGAGGTTTACAAGAACCTCTCAGAGATCGAGCTTGCACTATTGCTGGCAGACGGAACCCGACAGGTTGTTGCAGAGCAGATCGAGGAAGTAGAGGTTGACGGTCAGGTCACGCAGACTCGCAGTGTTGTTGTCCAGAAGCGCAACAAGATCGGTCGAGTTGTCGTTGAGAACGTCCCTCCGGAAGAGTTGATCGTCTCCAAGAAGGCTAGAACCGTTCAGGATGCGCCATTCCTTGCTCACCGTACTTTGGTTCCCAGGTCAATCCTGATCCAGATGGGATTTGACAAGGAGATCGTTGACGGTCTGCCAGCATTCAACAGCCTGGACTTCACCGAGGAGCGTCTTGCTCGATACACGCCAGGAGAGGAGCCTTTCGAGGTCACCTCGCTGGATGAGTCGATGCAGGAGGTCGAGGTTTTCGAGTGCTACATTTATGTGGACTATGACGGTGACGGTCTTGCTGAGTTGCGTAAGATTTTCTACAGCAACAACCAGATCTTGAGCAACGAGAAGACGGACTATGTTCCGTTCCATGTTATTTGCCCGATCCCGATCCCGCACAAGTTCTTTGGTCAGTCGCTGGCAGACAGGACGATTGATCTGCAACTGATCAAGTCGACTCTGGTGCGTCAGTCGCTGGATAACCTGTATCTGTCGAACAATGCTCGGATGGGTGTGGTCGAGGGTCAGGTCAACATCGATGACTTGCTCAATGTGACTCCGGGTGGTGTCGTCAGGATGAAAAGTCCTGGTGCGATGACTCCGATCACGGTTCCATCCATCGGTGATCAAATCTTCCCGATGATGGGCTATTTCGATCAGGTTCAGCAGAAACGGACTGGTGTATCAGATGCTCAACAGGGACTCGATCCAAACATCCTGCAAAACGTCACTGCTGCTGCTGTGGCTGCGGTTACCAACGCTGCTCAAGGCAAGATCGAACTGATCGCTAGGATCTTTGCTGAGACGGGGGTTAAGTCGCTGTTCAAGGGCATTTTGCACCTGCTCTGCAAGTATCAGGACAAGCAGGTTCTGCTTCGTATGCGCGGCAAGTTTGTGCCGATGGATCCTCGAGAGTGGTCGAATCAGTACGATGTCAGCATTCGGGTTGGTCTTGGGACTGGTACGAAGCAAGAACAGATGGCAATGCTCCAGATGGTTTTGGCCAAACAGGAGCAGATCCTACAGTTGGCAGGGCCGGCTAACCCGTTGGTCAGTCTCGGGCAGTATCGGGCGACTCTTGGCAGGTTTGTTGAGGCTGCTGGATTCAAGGACTCAACTGAGTTCTTCCGGGACATCACTCCAGAACAGGATCAGCAACTGTCCAATCCTCCTCCTCAGCAACCGCAACCCAATCCTGCTACCGATGCCATGATTGCTCAAGCGCAAGCGCAGATCCAGATCGAGCAGCAGAAAGCGATGGCAGCAATCGAGACTCAACGGATGAAGGCTCAAGCCGATATTCAGCTTGCCAGGGAAAAGGCTGCTGCTGAGTTTGAGCTTAAACGAGCAGAGTTTGAGGCAGAGGCACAGTTGAAAGCTGCCAAGATCGGTGCTGGTATTAGTGCGAACGTGGAAATCCCAGGATGAGTCCAGATCGCGCAGCCAATCTGCTCCGGGATGATGAGTTTGTCAGGGAACTGGAAAGCCTGAAACAAGGGTTTGTTGACAGGATTGTTAACTCTAGTGATCACGAGGTTGACGCTAGAGAAAATTCCTATAGAATGATTCGCGCAATAGATTTGATCAAAAGTCATTTCCAAGCGATTGCCGATACGACTGAGATCAGGTCTAAACGATGGAAAATTTTGTGAGGGTTTGAATGGACACTACTCCGCAAGGAAGTGGACAGCTTGATGTAAACAGTGGCGCTGCCGCAATTCTTGGATTGATGGGCGATGCTGAGGCTCCACAAGCCGACCAGCAGGAACCGCAGGAAGAGGTTGTAGAGCAGGAGCAGGAACAGGAACAGACTGAGCAGGTTGAGGAAACTCCGCGCTACCGGGTGAAAGCAGCCGGTGAGGAACGCGAGGTTACTCTGGATGAACTGATCAAGTCTTACCAGCTTGGCACGGATTACACTCAGAAAACCCAATCGCTAGCGGAACAGCGGAAGGCTCTGGAAGCAGAGAGACAGGCTGTCGAGCAAGCGAAAGCTCTCCGAGACCAGTATGCAGAGCGTCTGCAAGCTATTCAGCAGGTGCTGGCAGAACAGTCGAAGGGCGAGAACCTTGAGGCATTGAAAGAATCTGATCCAATCGGATATGCGGTCAAGGTCGCAGAGTTACAGCAGCGCCGAGAGCAACTAGCAGCAGTCCAAGCTGAACAGCAACGAATTGCCTACCAGCAACAATCGGAGCATCAGCAGAGACTTGCAAGCATCGTTGCCGAGGAACAGCAGAAGCTGGCTCAAGCGATCCCTGAGTTTGCAGATCCACAGAAGGGTGAAACGGTTAGAGGCGAGATCAGGGCTTACGCCAAACAACTCGGTTTCACGGATCAGGAACTTGCCCAGGTCTACGATTCACGCGCTGTATTGACTCTCTGGAAGGCGGCTCAATACGACAAACTTCTGTCTCAGAAGCCGGGTGTCCAGAAGAAGGTTGCGGAAGCTCCGAAAGTGTTGAAACCGGGAACCAGTAGGCCGGTGAACACAGAGGAGATGGCAATCAGGGATCAGCGCAAAGTCCTGAAAAAGACCGGCAAAGCGCGAGACGCTGCTGCCATTTTTGAACGATTCCTGTAAGGATTTTGAAATGAGCACTTTTACCGCACACAGCGCAATCGGTATGCGCGAAGATTTGATTGATGTTATCTACGACATCAGTCCGACCGAAACCCCGATCCTGTCCACCCTGGCTCGTACCAAAGCGACTGCTGTTTACCACGAATGGCAAAGCGATTCGCTGGCTGCTGCTACGACTGCAAACGCTGCGGTTGAGGGCGCTGATGCTGTTGCTACCACGATCAGCCCGACTGTTCGTCTTGGAAATTATACGCAAATTGTACAGAAGACAATTTCCATCTCGAACACCCTCGAGGCCGTGAACAAGGCTGGCCGGAAGTCGGAGAAGGCGTATCAGCTTTCTAAGGCTGCGTCGGAACTGAAGCGCGACATGGAAACCATCATCACTGCCAACCAAGGGCAGACTGCTGGCTCTTCCACCACCGCTCGGAAACTCGGTGCGATTCTGTCCTGGCTGAAGACCAACACTTCCGCTGGTACGTCTGGCACTGATCCGACGACGATTGGTGTTTCGACTCGCTCGGACGGTGCTACCCGGACTTTCACCGAGACGCTGCTGAAAGATGTGGTTGCCGAGGTGTTTGTTTCGGGTGGCAATCCGAAACTGCTGGTGGTCAACAGCGGGTTGAAGCAGAAGGTGTCGAGTTTCGCTGGTATCGCTGCACAGCGTTACATGGCCCCAGGCGACCAGCCGACGACCATCATCGGTGCTGCTGATGTCTACATGAGCGACTTTGGTACGCTGTCGGTCACCCCGGATCGCTTCATGCGTACTCGGGATGCACTGCTGCTTGATCCTGAGTATGCTGCGATTGCGTATCTGCGTCCGTTTGCGACGAATGATCTGGCGAAGACCGGCGATGCTGAGAAGACCCAGCTTCTCGCTGAGTTCACGCTGGAGATGCGGAACGAGGCAGCTCATGGCATCGCAGCCGATTTGAACCCCGCGCTGTAATCAGTAATGACTGATGGGAGGGAGTGGGGAAACCTGCTCCCTCTTTTTGCATGAAAGACTTATTCAGTATCAGTGAGACTCGCTACACGGTAGCGACGTTGCAAGACGATCAAGTCATCCTGACCACTAAGCAGGATGTGTCTGAGATCGTGGAAGCAAACAAACAACAGGTCAACGCTGCAACCAAGAAGGTTGACAGTGTTATGACCCATGTTGCCAGGATTCCAAACACGGTGATTGATGTCCTCAACAAGATGGGCATCATGCGTGGATTCATGGTGACAGACGAAAAACGATTTAAGGCTTGGTTGAATGACCCTGATAACCGAGTCTGGAGGACTTACCCAGGAAGCGTTTAAGGAGGAGCATGAAGGTTGCAATCTGTGTCCCATGTCGGGACGAGGTGATGAGCGGATTCTGTTTTGACCTTGCAAGATTGGTCGGATACGAGGCAAAACGGGGTCAGAACGAAATACAACTATTGCAGATGCCAGGAACGCTGATCTTCACTCAGCGTGAGAAACTGGCGCAGGAAGCTCTGGAATGGGGTGCAGATCAAGTTCTGTGGATTGACTCTGATCAGCGGTTCCCTGCTGATACGCTGGAGATCCTCCAGGCGAGGCAAGTACCGATCTGCGGTGTGAACGCTACAACGCGCAGAGAGCCTATTCTGCCGACTGCGTTAAACCTTAAGATTGAGCGGGAGATGCTCAACGGCAAGCCAGGAGAGCCGAAACAGGTCTGGCACAAGGTTGAAAGCAGGGGCAAGAAGGGTGTTGAACAGGTGACCGCAGTGGGTTTTGCGGTTACACTTGTCAACAGGGAAGTGTTTGAGAAGATCCCTAGACCGTGGTTTGATGTCATTTGGACTGATCACGGCAATGTCATCGGTGAGGATGTTACGTTCTGCGTCCGGTGCATGGAGAATGACATTCCGGTGTTTGTTGACCATGAACTGTCAATGCACATCGGACATATTGGCGTCAAGACCTTTGGATGGGATGACGTGAAACATGGCCCTAGCAACTTACAGCGACCTGAAAACAGCAGTCGCAAACTATCTCGCAAGAAGCGATCTAAGTAGCCAGATTCCTGACTTTATCCGGCTGGCTGAGATCCGTCTGCGTAGGCAGCTTCGCATCCGCGAGATGCTAAAGCTGTCTAGCACGACGATGACTGGTGGTGATAGCACTGTCGGTCTGCCAAGCGACTTCCTCCAGATGCGTAACCTGTATCTGGATGGCAATCCAGAGATCCCCATCGGATACCTGTCTCCTGCTTCGTTCACCAGGAATGCGCGGGTGACTGAGAGCGGCAAGCCTGTCGCCTACACCATCCTGTCAGAGGAAATGCAGTTTGCTCCTGTGGCAGACAGCAACTACACGCTGTGGATGTTGTATTACGCTGCGCCGACGTTTTTGAGTGACAGCACAAGCACGAACACATTTACGAGTGTTTGTCCTGATCTTCTGCTTTATGGTGCGCTGACAGAAGCAGAGCCATATCTGATGAATGATGCCAGGATTCAGACATGGGCGGCATTGTTTCAGCGGTCTTTGCAGGATCTCACTGTATCGGATGAGCAGGCAGAGTATTCTGGCAATCCTATGGTTATGACAGTTCAGAAGAGGTAAATCATGGCTATCACCCAAGCAATGTGTACCAGCTTCAAGACGGAGCTTCTTGGTGGCACACACGATCTTGATACAGATACGATCAAAATCGCGTTGTTCACATCATCGGCCACACTTGGAGCCTCTACAACAGCCTACAGCAGCACGGATGAGGTTGCTAATGGTAACGGGTACACCACCGGAGGAAACACGCTCACAGGCGCTTCTATTACGTCTAGCGGCACAACTGCGTTTGTTGACTTCACGGATACCACCTGGACTAGCGCATCATTCACTGCTAGGGGTGCTTTGATCTATAACTCAAGCAAGTCTGATCGAGCGATTGCTGTGCTGGACTTTGGTGCTGACAAGACGAGCACGAACGGAGATTTTGTAGTTCAGTTCCCGACTGCTGATGCTTCTAACGCGATCATCAGGATTGCTTGAGGTTAGGTCATGGCACTTGTACTCAAGGATCGCGTAAAAGAAACCACTACCACCACCAGTACAGGCACTTACACGCTTGCTGGTGCTGTTACGGGGTATCAATCGTTTTCCGTTGTTGGCGATGGAAACACGACCTACTACACGGTCACGGATGGTACGAACTGGGAAGTCGGTGTCGGGACGTATACGTTGTCTGGTACGACTCTCAGCCGAGATACGATCCTTGCCTCAAGTAATTCTGGAAACGCTGTCAGTTGGAGTGCTGGCAGTAAGGATGTGTTCCTAACGTATCCGGCAGATCGATCCGTCTATGTTGATGGGCCAGATATCGTTCCAGCTACAACGGCATCCTACTCAGGCAACGTCACCACAATTCAGCTTCGAAATAGCAGCACTCCCAGTGCAGTTCCAACTGCTTTAAGCCTTTCTGCTGGTGAGTTGGTGGTCAATACTGCCGATGGAAAACTGTACTTCAAAGATAGTTCAAACGCAGTTCAGGTTCTGGCGCAGATCAATCAGGTTACAACGGGTGGGACACAAACACTCACCAACAAAACCATCACGAATCTAATTTTTGATGGCGACTTTACAGAAGAAGTTTTTACGATCACTGATGGAGCGTCTGTAGATTTAGACCCATCAAACGGAACTATCCAGTTGTGGACTCTAGGGGCCAGTCGGTCACCTACTGCAACAGGATTTGCTGCTGGTCAGTCTATGACGTTGATGGTTAACGATGGAACTGCGTACACGATAACTTGGCCTAGCGTGACATGGGTTGGAGGTTCGGCTCCTACCTTGGCAACCACTGGGTTTACTGTGATTGAGCTTTGGAAAGTTAGCACAACGCTTTATGGTGCTTTGGTTGGGAGCGTGGCGTAATGCTGCTGCCACACGCTCTCAGGGCATTACAAAAATCAACCGCAGCCGCACCTACATATGTAGGTGGTAGAACCGCTAGTTTTGTTGGCAGCACAGGAACTGATACAGATATTTCGCTGTCAGGAACTTTGTCTGGTGGAGTAGCAACATCCCCAGCACAGGATGATGTAATCGTTCTTGTGTATTCAACTGGTAGTAACAGTGCGAATCGGAACATTAAGGTTAATACAGCAGGATACCTACTGGTTGGTGAAAAAGATTTTTCAAACGATACATACGATGCCCATTTAATTATCTATGTAAAAGTTGCTGGAGCAAGCGAAACCACTGTTCAAGTTGGGCCTACCTTAAATGCTAATGATGCCGGGGCTGTGGCGATTCATGTTTGGCGAAACATCGACTTAGACATATTGGTTGAAAAAGTTGAGCATGTGTCTATTGCTAACACAGTACTTATAAATCCACCGAGCATCACTCCAGTTACATCGGGTGCAATTGTTATTGCGGGGGGAGGTTCTGGACACGCATCAAACCTTGTGTACAACACACCAGCTTTATTATCAAACTTTATTCAAGTCAACAGCAGCGATGCTTTTAGAACCACCCTCGCTATAGGCAGTGGAACGTGGACAAGTGGTGCGTTTGATGTTGCTCAATTCACACTTAGTTCTGGTCTAGACAGCACTGCATACAGTAATAACAGTTTTTCTTTGGCCTTAAAGCCAGGACCAACAGTTTCAAGCGACTACCCAACAATCGTAGACGCTACAAATGACTCTGGAAGCAACACATCTTCTACAGTGACCACGCCAACCGGTACGGCTTCTGGTGATTTGGTTGTGATTATTATCACTGTTGCACAAAACAACCCCTTGGTTGTAACGGGTCCTAGTGGATTCGCAACCGCTAATTCTTACGATACCGGTGGAGGAGAGGTTGTCAAATATATCTTTACAAAAACGGCAGGCGGCAGCGAACCAGCTTCGTACACAATTTCATGGACCAAAAGCGGTATTCCTGAGACATTAAGTTACAGCACCTGTTGCATTACGCTAAGGAATGCTACTACGACTGGTGCGGTGTACGGATCTACCACAGAAACAAGTTCTATAAACCCATCAGCAGCAGGTCTTACTATTACTTCAAAAGGTTTGTTGATTGCTTACTACGCTACAAAAGCAACAGCTACAGAGGTGTATCCTCCGTCATTGTGTTCGTTTACTGAAGGGACTCCTAATTCCGGTGATGTATCCAGCTTTTTGTACACCAGAAAGCAGTTAAACATTTCAAGCACTGCACTGTTGATGGTGGCATCTGCATCGTTTACGTTTTACACGCAGCAAGTCTTTTTCCCGAGGTCATGATGACGTATATACGAGTGTTTGATGGTGGTGTGCATTACCCATTTGACACCGGGACGCTCAGATTTTTGCATCCAAATGTTAGTTTTCCTGCTGCAATCCCTTTGTCTTTGCTGAACGAGTATTCTGTTTTTGAGGTGACGCTTACAACGCCTCCGACATACGATGCTTTGACAGAGGAACTGAAAGAAACTTTGCCAGTACAGACAGATAGTCAGTGGGTACAATCTTGGGTTGTGACACGCAAACCTGAAGATATTGCAGCAAAGAATGTTAGAAACAAACGAAACGATCTGCTGTCTGCATCTGATTGGACTCAGCTTCCTGATTCTCCTGTAGACCGACAAGCGTGGTCTGTGTACCGTCAGGCACTGCGTGATATCACAAGCCAATCAGGGTTTCCGTTTTCGGTTGTTTGGACGACTCAGCCTAGTATGGCTGACTCGCAGGCTGTCTAATGTTCGGCTTCGCACCATTTGCAGAGTTTCCATTTTCAGAAACTGGAAACAATGCAATTGTTGATGTTACCGGCGTTTCTGCGACTGGGCAGGTTGGTTCTGTTGTTGTTGTTGCTAACGCAAATGTACCAGTTACCGGTGTTTCAGCATCTGGGCAAACTGGTTCTGTAGTTGTCTCTGCTAGTGCAAACGTACTGCTAACAGGTGTTTCTGCAACAGGTCAAACAGGTACACTGACTGTTCTTATCGTTGTCCGGGTTCCTGTCACTGGTGTTCAGGGAACCACTGCTCTCGGAACTGTAACGCTTGAGAGCAACAACTATCTTGATGTAACTGGGTTCGGTCTTATCGGTAGTATTGGTGTAGTGTCTGTGCTTGGTGTTTGGTCTATCCCTGATGGTGACGCAAACACATGGACAGATGAAATACCCGGTTCAAATGTTTGGACAGAGCAAACGTATTCATCGAATACTTGGACTTCGCAATGAGAATCGCATTCGGTCAGTGGACACCAGATCGGCCAGGGGTTTCTGGGAACCTGACCGAGGCTAAAAACATCTACCCTACAGCATCTGGTTATGCGTCTCTCAACGGGACTGCAAACCTGTCTGATGCTGCTAGTGAGAATCTGCTGACGGTGTTTCCTGGTCGATGGGCTGGTGCTACCACGTTGTTTGCTGCTGGTGCTGGCAAACTGTTCAAGTTCGATCCTGCTGATGCTGATCTGGATGATGTTTCTAGGACTCCGACTGCCTACTCAACAACTGACTTCTGGCAGTTCACTCAGTTTGGATCGCAGGTCATTGCGTCCAACGGTGTAGACAAGCTGCAAGCATGGAACATGGCATCCAGCACAAGGTTTGCTGACCTTGCTGCTGCTGCTCCCACAGCATCGTTTGTGACCGTTGTGCGGGACTTTGTTGTCGCTGGCAAAACCGCAACTTATCCTAACCGTGTACTCTGGTCGGACATAAATGATGAAACCGACTGGACTCCTGGTGCTGCCAGCCAATCCGACACGCAGGACATCCCTGATGGTGGTGAGATTCGCGGTATCACCGGGGGTGAGTTTGGTGTCGTGCTGATGGAGCGCGGTATCGTCCGGATGACCTACATCGGCGCACCGTTGTTCTTCCAGTTCGACAACATTGCTAGGAATGTAGGCTGTTACGAGTCTCGATCTATTGCTCAATATGGCCCGATGACGTTCTTTCTGAGCGATGACGGGTTCTTTATGACCGATGGTCAGCAGGTCAAGCCTATCGGTGCGGAGCGTGTTGATAGGTGGTTCTACGCCAACGCAGATCCGTCTCAGTTCAGCAAGATGTCTGCTGCTGTCGATCCGGTCAATAAACTGGTGCTGTGGTGCTTTAGGGATATTTTCAACATCCAGAAGCTCCTGATTTATAACTGGTCAACGGATCGCTGGTCACACGGTGACTCTGGAGCGGACTACATCTCCAGCATTGCGACTGCATCCACGACTCTAGAACAGTTGGACAACATCTCGGCTAGTCTGGATGCGCTGCCAGCCTCTCTGGATTCGCGTCTGTGGACTGGTGGCAAACTGATCCTGGGTGGTGTATCCGGGGCTAGGATCGTCACCTTTGCTGGAACTGATCTCACCGGAACGATCAACACAGGCGACATCACCGTAGAAGGCCAGGAAACGCTTGTACGGCTTGCTAGGCCACAAATCGACAACGGTAGTGCTACGGTATCAGTCGCAAGCAGAAAACGCTTAGACGGGGCTATAAGCTACTCTACAGCGGTTGCTGCTGACAGCGAGAACCGGGTGAGTCTACGGTCTCGAGGAAACTACCATCGTCTGAGTATTACTCCAACAGGGAACTACGACACTGCTGTTGGTGTTGATGTGGACATCGTGCCTGTTGGTGGTCGCTGATGTTTCGCAGGTTGCCTCAGCAGGGTGGTAGTCAGCGAGAGGTTGCTGAGATTGTCAATCGTGTGTTAGATGGCAAGATCAACAGTCTTGGCTATCTCACTCTGGCGACTGGCGATGCTACGTCTACGACGCTGTACGATGCTCGGATTAGTCCTGAGAGCCTGATTCTGCTGATGCCATCGTCTGCTGCGGCAATGGCTGATCCTGTTCCGTTTGGATCGTTTTCTGACTCAACAGATCAGGCTGCTGCCAACACGACAACGGCATATGCCATTACTTACAACACGACTGACTTCTCCGAGGGTGTCAGCGTTGTAAGCAACTCGCAGATCACGTTTGAGACTGCTGGCGTCTACAACATTCAGTTTTCGATTCAGTTTGCAAACGACGACACGCAGATTCAGGATGTGGATGTTTGGTTCCGGAAAAACGGGACTGACATTGCAAACAGCAACTCCAAGTTTTCGGTTCCAAACAGTCATGGTGGCACAGACGGTCACCTGATTGCGGCTCTGAACTTTTACGTTGATGTTGTAGCCAACGATTACGTTCAGATCATGTGGGCGACGACAAGCACTTTGGTGGTGATTGAGCATCTTGCAGCGCAGACCACTCCGACAAGGCCAGCGACACCGAGTGTCATTGTGACTGCCAACAAGATCGATGAATCGTCTACGTCTGATGTGTATGCGTCATCTGTAGGATACGGTCAGGCAACGATCAGTCATTTTGCGAACTCGACTGCCGACAAGACATATCGCTATGTCGTCCTCGGCTAGAGTGTTTGTAGAGCCGCAGAGACTGCGGGAAGTGTGGGAATTTGTTAGACCTGGACTGCTGGAGGTTAAGAGGGCAAGCAGGGATCAGTGGATACCAGAGGACATCTACGTTGACTGTTTTGAAGGACGGTCAATGCTCTGGTTGATGGTGGAGGACGGAAATCCTGTCGGGTTTGGAGTTTTGCAACCGATGGGTGACACTCTGCACATTTGGGCTGGTTGGGGCAAGTTTCTGATGGAAGATGGTTTCCGTCATGCCCATGAGATTGCGCTAGCGGGTGGAGCGCGTAAAATCTCATTTGACAGCAGTCGTCCTGGGTGGCGAAAGATTGCGGAGCGTTATGGATTCAAGCCTACAAAATGGGTCGCAGAAGTCACACGATAGCCAAGAGTGGAGGGCTATTCGTGATGCCAAGCTATTAGAGTGGTTTGACGGTGACCATAGTGCTGTTGACTTTGTAGTAGCGTTCAGCAGCATTGCAGAGCTTTGGGATGACTTGATCGACAAAGACAAGGAACCGTCCCGACAGGAGATCGATGCGGTTTTCTGGAATGCTCTTGTTACATTTCCTTGCAATGAGTTTTTCAACAAGCACAGATCATTTCTGATGCCGTTGATTGTTCAATCAATCAATGCCTACCATGATTCTGTGGAGCTTGAAAGAGGCGGCAAAGAGGACAGGGCATACGCTTTGACTCTAAGGCTTGTTGCATTGCAGATGTGTCCCATGATTGTCATGCTGAAAAAGGGTTATCCTGCTGCAAGAGCAGTAAGCCTAGATATGTGGAAGTTTTTTACTCAGCACGACAAGCCGATCAAATGGATTGAGGGGAAGTAAAATGCCATTCGGTGGAAGCAGAAGCAGACCGGAAGTAACCGAAACTAGGATTGATCCTAGACTTGTTCCGTTTGTCGAGCAGGGTCTGAGTGGCGCTCAGAGTCTGTTCCAGACCGGACAGATCCCTGGTGCATATGTCCCGCAGTTTTTTCCTGGTCAAACGTATGTCGGGCCTTCTGGATTTACTGAACAGGCTATCCAGTCTGCTGCTGAACGCGCACAGGCAGGATCTCCGCTAGTTCAGCAAGCTCAACAGGCTGTCGGCGGGTTAACTGGTTTCCAGTCACCCGGTGCTGGTATGTTCCAGAATGTCTACGGTGCTGCACAACCGCAAGCCGCAGGTATGTATCAGGACATCTACGGTCGAGCCGGTGAAGTTGCTGCTGATCAGACTGCTGGTGGCGCATACCTTGGGATGAATCCATTTCTCCAGGGTACTTTCGCTGCTGCGGCTAGGCCGATTGAGCAGCGATTCCAATCACAGATCCAAGATATTGCATCGCAAGCCTCTCGCGCTGGCAGGTTTGGATCGTCTGCGATGGGTCAACTTCAGGCTGGCGCTGCTGAGTCTCTTGCTTCCAACCTGTCTGGTCTTGGTGAGCGTCTTGCTTTTCAGGGGTATCAAGCTGAACGGCAGTTCCAAGAGCAAGCTCTTAACCGTCAGCAACAGGCTCAACAGCAAGCTCTCATTAACCAACTTGCTGCTGCTGCTGGCATCGGCCAGGGCCAGTATCAAGGACTGTCCACGCAACTCCAAGCTGCACAGGGTCTGACTGGTGCTGCTCAGGGTGCTGCTGGCATTCAGCTTCAGGCAGCTAATATCGCTCCGGCACTTGCTGAACAGGATTACGCTGGTGCTCAGAAGCTCTTGCAAGCCGGTCAACTCCAAGAGCAGTATCAGCGTCAGGTTCTGCAAGACGCTATCAATCGATACAACTTCCAGCAGGAAGCTCCGTATCGTGCTCTGTCGCAATACAGCGCATTTTTGTCAGGGTTTCCGCAAGGTGCTCAACAAGCCGCACCGTCTTACACTAATCCTGCTGCCAGTTTGCTTGGTGGTGCTGCGTTGGTGTCTGCATTCAATCAACCGCAACAGGCTCCTGCGAGGTAATCATGGCTGATCCCGTTACTCTTGCCGCTATTGGGGCTGTCGCTGGTGCTGCCACTAATAAGAAAGATCCGGTCAAGGGTGCGCTCCTTGGAGCGACTCTTGGTTTCGGTGGTGGTACTGTTGCTCCTGCTCTCATGGGCGGCACTGCTGCTGGTGCTGGAGCCGCAGGTACTGGTGCTGCTGCTGGAGGAACTTTCATTCCCGGTATGGCGCTAGAAACGCAACTGGCTGCTGCTCCTGCGTCACCTCTGGCTGGATTTATGTCCAAAGCAACGACTCCGCAAAGCCTCATGGCTGGCGCTCAGTTGGCTGGAGCCATGCAGCCTAAAGCTCCTGTGGCACAGGCGATGCCGCTGCGTCCTGGTCAGCAGGTTCCGATCACACTCGATCAGATCCGCGCTATCGATGCTGGAATGTTTGACACTATCCCGATGGATCGCAGGATGATGACCATGCAAAGCAGGTTTGGATTGCCTCCTGTGCCATTCCTGCAAGACCTAGAGCCGATTGAATCGCGCAGACTGTCTCTGCTGTGAGGTGAATGATGGATGGAATCCTTGATCGACTGTTTCCGCAGCCACAGTATGTCTCTGGGTTGCTCGGAGATGAGTCGCAGATTGCACTTCAACAGGCTCGACAGCAGGGTCTGCTAGGTCTTGCTGCTGGTCTGTTGCAAGCCGGTGGGCCTAGTCGACAGCGAACCAACATCGGTCAGGCTATCGGTGCTGGACTCCAGGCTGGCCAACAGGCATATCGAGGTGCGCTGTCGGAGCAGATCCAAGGTCAGCAGATGGCGCTGAAGCTGGCTGAACAGCAGAGGTTGCAGCAGCAGCAGAGAGCCTTGCAAGGCATCATGCCGCAGTTGATGACGACTGAGCGTCAGCAAGCACTAACTACTGGCGCACAGGCTGCTGATCCGTTGGCTGCGCTGATCCAGTCTGCCGAGGCTGGAACGCTAAATCGTCCTGTGTTGAATCAGCAAGCGTTGAACCTTGCTAGGTCATTCCTGAGTCCGAAAGACTTTAAGGATCTGGTTGAAGGATTGACCAAACAGCAAGAGCTTGCTGCTGGCCCGAAACCTGAGATTAGAGAGGCTGGTGGCGCTCTTTACTCTGTTGCTGGTGGTCGAGCAACTCCATTGGTTGCTGCTCCACCAAGACTGCAAGCTGTTGGCGATACCTTGTATGAGGTTGTCAATGGCAAAGCAACACCTGTTGTTTCACAGACAGGAAAACTAACCGGAGAGTACGGTAACCAAGCCAAACTATTGTTTGGCACTGACGTTGTATCAGCGTTGCCACCTAACGCAACAGAACAAATCAATGCAGCGCTGCTTGCAAGGGCAGAAGCAACATCACCGAAAGTTTCTGTCACTACCACAGAAGCAGCAGATAAGGCTTTGGTTGGTCAGATTGCAAAACAGCTTCCAGAACAACGGCAGCAAGCAATGGATGCTGCTCGCGTTAATACGATGCTGGACGACATTCTTAAGCTCAACAAGGAAAAAACCTTTGTTGGTATGCTGGCTCCTGGGTCAATCGGAGCGTCACAGTTCCTTACTTCTCTTGGTGTTAATGTTGCTCCATCGATGCTTGCTAACACTAGGGAGTTTCAAGCAGCGACTAATCTGCTTGTGTTGGATTTCATGGGTGCAATGGGTGGTGCTAAAGGCTTCTCTAAAGAGGAGTCTGCAATTCTGTATGACGCTTTCCCGAAGATTATTGATGATGCTCAGTCTCGGGCAAGGATCGTGCAGATGCTCAAGCGCAGGAATGATCGCTTGATTGCAGACTACAATGAGAATCTTAACTCTTGGAACCAGTTTCAGCGCACAGGCAGACTAGAGTTTTCGCCAATTCAGTCAGGTGTTGCCATCCCTCAAGACCTACGCGATGCAGCACGACAAGCACTCGGAGGTAAATAATGGCAACTGATCCGAGACTGGTTGGTTTGTCCAAAGAAGATTTGCAAGCTATTGCTGACGGAGATGTTAGTAGGTTGTCTCCTCGTGGTCTTGCTGTCATTGGCCAGCAAGAACAGCAACGAAGGGTTTTCCAGCCTCCAACGATTGCTGTAAATGCTCCGCAGATGATTAGAACTGGAGAGGCTGCGGCAACTCCATCTGCTGCACTACGCGCTGGTGTGCCGACTGATGTTAAAGGGCAGATCAGAGAGTTTGCAAAAGCTAGAGGAATCCCAGAGTCTCGCTATACGGTTATTGATGGTGACATTTTTTACCTTGGTGACGACCAAAATCTATATGCAGAGGTTCCTGGTGTAAGGAAAGCTCCGTTAACTTCTGCGGCTTTTGTTGCTCCTGACATTGCGGAAGCAGTTCCTCCAATTGCAACGAGTATTGCAACGGCTCCGATGCTGCTTGCTGGCCCAGGTGGTGCTGCTGCATCTATTGGGTTGACTGGTGCTGCTGGCGCTGCTGGAACTGCTGCGAGGCAAGGAATTGCTTCGCTTCTTGGTGGTGAGCCGATGGATGTTCGCGCTATCGCCAGATCAGGTGCTGGAGAGGCTGCGTTTCAAGCAATCCCTTATGGCATTGGGCGTCTGGCAGAGAGGTCACTGGTTCGTGATGTTGGAAGGATTAATCCGCAGGAAGTTGCTGATCTTCAGCGTTTAGCACAACAGCAAGGCATCCAGCTTACTCCTGCTGAACTAACCAACTTGCAAAGCCTGAAGGCTCAACAGAAGGTGCTTGGCAACATACCTGCATCTCAGGATTTGCTTGGAGAGTTTTACAGTCGCAGGTATCAACAGCAGATTCAGCCAGCGGTTGAGAACTTTCTATCGTCTATCAGTCGGGTAGATGATCCGATGACTGCTGGTTATCGAGGTCAACAAGCATTGATTGCTAGACGGAATATGCTGCAACAAGAAAGGTCGGCAGCAGTTGAGCCAATGTATGAGAATGCGTTTCAAGGTGCTGCACCTGTAGATGTTACTGATATTGCACAGAACATTGATCAGATGATGCGTATTGCAAAGGGTGAAGAGCTTAGAACGCTACAGCGCATCAGGAATGACTTTAACCGCACTGTTGTGCAGCGTGACGCACAAGGCAATCCTGTGCTTGATGCACAGGGTGAACCAGTCATGCAGGTTGTTGTAGAGGATCGTCCGAGAGCTTTGCAGCGACTGAAGTTTTCAATTGATCAAATGCTGGAGTCAGATGCTGCAACCAGCATGGATGCTGTTGTTCGCAGAGATTTGGCTAACATCCAGCGTAATCTTGTGAACCGTATGGAGCAGCGCATTCCTGGATACGCTGAAGCAAATGCTGAATTTGCTAGGTTGTCTGAGCCTATCAATAGGTTTAATGAAAGCAGGGCAGGGTTGTCGCTTGTAAACATTACCAGAGACAATCTTGATCAGTTCGCTGATCGTGTGTTTGGCGCGGCAAACAAACCATCATCACCGCAGACCATTCGTCTTGTGCGTCAACAGATCACGCAATCCGGTGACAATGGCGGCACAATTTGGAATGAGGTTGTTAGAGCATATTTGGAAAACACTTGGCAGAAGGCAATGAAACCTGCTGCTGGTGCTACTGAAGAAAAGATTGATGCTGGTCTTGCATTCAGGAATATGTTGCTTGGTGACACAAAGCGTCAAGAGGCTTTACGCGCTGCATTGAGTCCAGATCAGTATGTTGCTTTAACCGATTTGACCAGAGTTCTGCAAGCAGCAGGACGGGTTAAGAAGATCGGTTCTGACACTGCATTTAACGCTCAAATCCTGCGTGAGATGGAGAAAAATGCTCCTGGCGGGATTGCGACTGGTGTTCGATGGGCAACTGAACCGCTAAAGACAGTGCGCGACTTTTTTCAAACCAGAGCGTTTGAGAACAATGCTGCGTCTCTTGCTGAGATCATCACCACACCTGATGGCATTGCTAGAATGCGAGAGCTTCGTAGATTGCAGCCAACACAAGCTAAATTCTGGGCTATATTGACTCAGACGCTTGGTGAGGCGGGTGCGTTTGGTGTTGAGCAAATAATGGAGTAATCATGGCAAAGACTAAGATCAGCGAGTTCGACACTAATCCAGACCTCAACACAGACATCAACAGCATTAACATTGCTGAAGGCTGCGCTCCGTCTGGGATCAACAATGCTATTCGGACGCTGATGTCAGACCTGAAGGAATGGCAGTCTGGCGCTCAAGACATCTACATTGCTCCAGCAGGAACCGCTGCTGCGCCATCTTGGACGTTCAACGGTGATACAGACACTGGTTTGTATCGAGTCACTGCAAACGAGTTGGGTGTTGCTGCTGGTGGATCTGCTGTCGGTCGGTTTACCAGTGCTGGATTTGTTGGCAATGTCACTGGAAATGTCACTGGAAATGTCACTGGAAACGTTGATGGGAATCTGACTGCTGCGTCACCAACTGCTGCGACTCAAGTTGCTGGAACCAACAACACTACGGTCGCAACGACTGCGTTTGTTACTGCTGCAATTTCTGCTGCATTGCTGGCAAATATTTACCCCGTTGGGTCGATCTACATCAACGCCACAAACAGCACAAATCCTGCTTCTTTGCTTGGTTTTGGCACATGGACTGCGTTTGGTGCTGGCCGTGTTCCTGTTGGATTTAATGCGTCTAATCCGCTATTTGACTCAGCGGAAGAAACGGGTGGTAGTGCTGATGCAATCGTTGTCAGTCACACGCATTCGTTTAGCGCGACATCTAGCGGCCAGAGCGCAACGCATACGCATTCAGGAACGACTGATTCTGCTGGTACGCATACACACTCTGCCACTTTCGCCACTTCAACTGGCGGCAACCAGTATTTCTTTGAAGGTCGAATCCCTGGCTCGACTGGTACGATTACTGATGGCATTAACTCTGCTGGCGCTCATACGCATACCTTTGCAACTGGTAACGCTTCAGGCGATCATACGCACTCGGTGTCTGGTACGACCGGTAGCACTGGTTCGTCCGGTACTAATGCCAACTATCAGCCGTACATTACGGTTTATATGTGGAAGAGGACAGCATGAGCGAAGTCGAGCAACTCCGCGCTCACGTTGAGAAACTTGAGCAGAAGGTTGACAGTCTCAACGACAGTATCAAAGACCTTGCAGAAGCCTGGAGAACCGCTCAAACGCTTGTAGCGTTTATGAAGTGGCTTGCAGGTATCGGCGCTGCTCTGCTGGTTATGAAAACAGCCTGGGATAATTGGGTGAGGTAATGCTTGATCCAGTTACCCTGCTGGCCACAGCAACTGCGGTTTTCAACGGTCTTAAAAAAGCAGTTGAGATTGGCAGGGAAGCTGAAGATGTATTTGGTCAGTTAGGAAAATGGGCTGGTGCTGTTGCTGATCTGCAAGAGTGGATCAGGACAGAGGAGGAGAATGCAAACAAGCCTCCTCCGATCTTCAAGAAACTGGTGTGGAAGAAATCAGCGACTGCTGAAGCCTTCGACACCTATGCTGCCAAGATCAAGATCCAGCAGATGGAGGAAGAGATCCGGCATATGTTCACTCTGGGTGAACTGTGGTGGCTCGGAAAAGAAGGGTATAACGAGTTCATCATGATGCGCCGAGGTATAAAAGAAAAGCGTGAAAAGATGATCTACGAGCAGATTCGTAGACGCAAGAAACTGATCCGCATGAGTGCAGATGGTATTTTCATCAGCATTGCTTTAGCGATGGGCGGCATCATCATTTATCACATGATTGCATTCATCGTTGAGAAAATGGAATGACCAACGAAGAAATCGAGGTCAGAGTCTGGGCAGTTATCACTCTGTCACTGACCGGCATCCTTGTTGTTTCTGTGCTGACGATCCTTGGTGGTGTGCTGTTTGTCGAGCATGACATGGAGAGGATCAGTCCAATTGATGAAGCATTCCTCGCTATCCTGAAAGATATTATGTTGTTGTGTATCGGCGCGATTGGTGGTGTTGTAGGCCGGAAATCTTTGTCATCAGCACTGGAGAAACGCAATGCTGCCAGCAATTAGTGCCTTGCTGCCGTTTGCAGGGAAGATCCTCGATAAGGTAATTCCCGATCCAGAGGCTAAAGCCAAGGCTCAAGCAGAGCTTGCGCTGATGCAGCAGAACGGTGAGTTAGCAAAGATGGCTAACGAAACCGAGTTGTTCAAGGCAGAGCAGCAAAATGTTACGGATCGCTGGAAATCAGACATGGGCAGCGACTCATGGCTGTCGAAGAACATCAGGCCGATGACGCTGATTGCGATCTTGTGCGCCTATTTTGTGTTTGCTTCTGCTTCTGCTTTCGGGTGGAGCGTAAATGAGTCTTACGTTAAGCTCTTAGGGGAATGGGGTCAGTTGATTATGCTGGCCTATTTTGGTGGAAGAACCGCAGAAAAAATCTTCGCCAAGAAGGATTCCAAGTGATCATTGACATGAGGGCTAAAAAGTGAAGGGAAACTTTCCGCAGTGTCTGGATTTTGTGCTGCATCACGAGGGTGGATACGTTGACCACCCGAAAGATCCTGGTGGGATCACTAACCTTGGATGCACAAAGGCAACCTGGGAGAAGTGGTGTGGTCATCCTGTCAGCGCAGAAGACATGAGAAACCTGTCACCTGCTGATGTCATGCCGCTCTACCGACAGAAATATTGGGATGCGGTGAAGGGTGACGATCTGCCAACCGGGATCGACTACTGCGTGTTTGATACTGCGATCAACAGTGGGCCTGGGAGGGCTGCAAAGTTCCTACAGGAGGCTATCGGTGTCACGGCTGATGGAGCTATCGGGCCGGTGACGATGAAGGCTATAAACGCTGCTGATGCGCGTCAGGTCATTGATGCTTACTGTGCTGCGCGGCTGAAGTTCTTGCAGGAACTCCCAACCTGGGACACATTCGGTCGAGGTTGGGAGCGCCGCGTCACTGATGTTCGTCGGCAAGCGTTGCTGATGCTGCATCCGTGATTGCTCGGATGTGATAGCAGTTGCATTTGTTGCACAGATAGATTTCAGCCTGATCCAACACCAAAGCAAGCTCTAGGGCTTGCTTTTCTGTCTGGCAGTCTGGCTCAAAAAGGTGGATCGTCATCGTAGTCTGCCTTGGGTTTCGGTGCTTCTTTCGGTTCAGCCAGGATTGCCCAACCATCCCAACCAACCGGGACAGCGTTGAGCTTCAAGCTCAGACCTTTCTGAGTCTGGATGACTGATCCGATCTTCATCCAAGACTTCTTCTCGGAACCGTCTTTGGCGGTGTAGGTTCCAGTCGCGGCAACAACATCATACTTTGCTGGCATTCAGTTTCTCCATTGCTTTGTTGACTTCATCCAAGAACTTCTGCACTCCTTCTTCCAGCTTCTGGATCTCCTCTTTCTTGGGTTGGAATCGCACGACAAACAGTTGCAGATGCTCTGGGACTCGAGGATCAAAGCTCACAAAGTCGCACCATTCCCTGCCTGTGCAAGCTAACTGAGCCAGCATCTGCTTCTGGTACTTGGTTGGAACCTTGCCAGCCATCAGGTAGTCGATGTGTGTCGTGCTGTTTGGACATTTGATCTCTAGCAGTCCGTCCTCGACATAACCATCCGGTGATGCGCCAAACCATTCAATTGTTGGATGCTTGACAAACGGAGCATCTGAAACAAACGCATCTCCTTTCAGCGTGGCTTGATACACAACACGCGCAAGAGGTTCTGTGTCTGTCCCCCATTGCATTGCTGCGTTGGTGAATGACTCCTGTTGCTGGCCTGTCAGACGCTCTGTTACTAGTTGTACGAGGTAGTTCCTACGGGCTGCGGTGTCTGGGCCAGCCAGAGCATCCGATACCCTGGATGCAGTGACTGACCCGAGACGCGCAGCGAACCATTCTGGGCTGCGCTGTTCCATCACTTGATCTCCA